GCTTTCTTTGCCTGCGCAAAGGCACACAGGTTGTTTTGCAACACTGTGTAAACTTTTACACGTTGTAACTTTGGTTACATCGTGTAATTTTATTTTGGAGGTCTAAAAATGGAAAGGAAGACACCAGCAAAGAAGGCTGCGGTCAAAAAGACGGCAGTGAAGAAGACAACAGCGAAGAAGACACCGATCACCAAGAAGAAGGCGACCGCCTCTGACTTTGATGCGGTGATGAAGATGGCGAAGGAGTGGGGAGTCGGAGACAATCCGCTTCTCAAAGCGCAGGTCGACAGTTTCCAGATGCAGATTGACATGCTGAATCTGATGAAGGAGACAGTGAAGAAGAGTGAGATCTATACCGTGAAGGATTATGGTCATGGAGATAACAAGTATCTGGACCCGATCCTGAAGGAGATGCCTCGCTTTACGGACCAGCTGAACAAGACTGTTGCAGGAATGATCGACACGATCACAAAACTCGGAACCAAGCCGGAAGTGGAATCCGTGGATGACCTTCAGTCGTTCCTGGCTAAGTGAATTACATCGAACAATATCGGGCGAAGATCAAAAAGGGAACCATTCCGGCAAACGATGACATCAAGGCCGTTTATGATCTGATCGCCCGGAACTTGAAGAGCAAGGTCTACTACTTCGATGAGAAGAAGGCAGACAAGGCAATCGAGTTCTTTGAAAGATTCTGCCACCATGTCAAGGGGACACTGGCACCCGGAAGGATCCAGCTGGAGCTTTGGCAGAAGGCGATGCTCTCCGCAATCTACGGGCTTGTAGATTCGGAGGGATATAGATGGTACAGAGAGGTGATCGTTGAAGTCGGTCGAAAGAACGGCAAGACGATCATCGCATCAGGGTCAGCCGAATACGAGTGTTTCGGAGGCGAGTATGGTGGAGAGATCTACTTCACTGCTCCGAAACTTGCCCAGGCTAATCTTGGATATGACGGATTCTTCCAGATGCTCCGGTTCGAGCCGGATCTGGCGAAGAGAGTCAAGAGAAGACGGTCCGACATTTACTATGCGGACAGGAACACAGTTGTGGCGCCGTTGGCTTTCAATGCCAAGACCTCGGACGGATTCAACATCAGTCTGGGGATCTGTGACGAGTTGGCAGCATGGCCCGCAACACAGGGGAAGAAGTTCTATGAAGTCCTGAAGTCCTCAATGGGATCCAGACGTGAACCTCTGCTCCTGTCGATAACGACAGCAGGATACATCAATGGCGGTCCCTTTGATGAGCTCTATTCCAGAGCGACCAAAGTGTTGAAGGGATCCTCGAAAGAGAAGAGGCTCCTGCCCTTCCTCTATCACATTGATGACCTGGATAAATGGAACGATATGAAGGAACTGCAGAAGGCGAACCCGAACCTTGGGGTTTCCATCTCCACTGACTTCATGGAAGAAGAGATCGCAGTCGCAGAGACTTCCTTCTCGAAGAAGGCCGAGTTCTTCACTAAATACTGCTGCGTTAAGCAGAACGCATCCACTGCGTTCCTGAAGGCGCAGGATGTGGAGAAGGCTATTGTAGACATCGAAGACCCAAAGGACTTCTTCCGAGGGTCTTATTGTGTAGCAGGAATCGACTTGTCAAGAACCACTGACCTCTCGGCAGTGGTTCATTTAATTGAGAGGGACGGGATCATCTACCTGCTCCCTCACTTCTGGATACCCGGTGACAAGGTCGAGGATGCCTCTGCCCGAGATGATGTCCCCTATCTTGAGATGATCAAGAAGGGATATATATCACCATCAGGGCAGGGATACATCGAGTATGAAGACATAGAGAACTACATGGACGAACTCCTGCGGGAGTACGAGATCATCCCGAGGATGACCGGATACGATAACTACTCATCCATGTACCTGGTCAAGCATCTGGGACAAAAGGGATACCCCTTGGACGATGTCCGGCAGGGGTTCAACCTGAGCCCGGCGCTTGACGAATTGGAGAACAGATTACAGGAAGGCACTCTGAAGGTGGTCCGCAACGACATCATGATATGTCACCTGTTGGATGCGGCTACCGAACAGGAACGAACAACAAAGCGCCGGAGATTGGTGAAGATCGATGATCGAGACTTCATCCACATCGATGGTGTGGCGGCAACACTGTGCGCACTGATCGTGCGCCAAAAACACTACGAGGTCCTTGAGGACCTTTTGAAGAATGAGGACTGACGGAATGGGTTTATTTGATCAGATTTTCAAACCTAAGACACCTGTGAAGCTCACAGGTCAGGAGATGGCTACCCTGAAAGAGCGGTGGCAGGTCTTGTCTGCGTATGAACCTGTATTCACTACCGGCAGGACGGCTCTGTATGAGTCGGAGCTGGTAAGAAAGGCAATCTATGCGAAGGCAAAGCACATCTCCAAGCTGGGCGTACAGGTGGATGGTGTGGGCGAAGCCACCAAGAAGATGTTCGAAAGAGCGCCGAACGCATATCAGACATGGTCACAGTTCCTGGCTCGTGTCTCCACGATCCTGGATGCGCAGAATACCTGCTTCATCCTGCCGATCTTTAACGAGTGGGGCAACGTTAACGGATATTATGCAACGCTGCCTTCTGCCTGTGATATCAGACAGGATGATAACGGTGTGGCATGGATCGTCTACACGTTCGCCAATAACAAACGTGCGGCCTGCATGATGAGCGAGGTCGGAATATTGGTCAAGCATCAGTATGAATCCGATATCTTCGGGTCATCCAACAGAGCGCTTCGGTCGTCAATGGAACTGACAGAGCTCCAGAAGCAGGGGATCACGGAAGCGATCAAGTCTTCTGCATCGTATAAGTTCTGGGCAAAACTGACGAACTTCTCAAAGACGGACGACCTGGCTAAATCAAGGAAAGAGTTCAACGATAAGAACTTCGGAGCTGATGCAGAGGCAAGAGGTGTCCTGGTATTCCCGAACGTCTGGGAAGACATACACGAGATGACTCCGAGGAACTATGTCATGGATGCAACCACGACAAAGCTGATCCAGGACAATATCTTCTCTTATTTCGGAGTGAACGAGGCGATCATCAACTCGTCTGCGACCTCCGATGTATTGGACAGCTTCTTCAATTCCGAGATCGAGCCGTTCTCTATCCAGCTGTCGGAGGTTCTTACCAAGATGACCTTCAACTATAAGCAGATAGATGACGGTGCAAGGATTCTTGCAGTGGCTAACAGGCTCCAGTATATGAGCCAGAGCGACAAGGTGAACATGATCCGTGATCTTGGAGACAGAGGATTCCTGAAGATAGATGAAGCCCGTGAGCTTCTTAACTATCCGGCACTGCCTAACGGACTCGGCAACAGGGTCACAGTGCGAGGTGAATATTACATGATCGATGCAGAGACAGGAGATGTCCTGGTCAAACCGAAGGAGGAACAGAACAATGCCAGTGAAGAGTGACAGAGAATATCGAAACCTGCAGGCTTTCGAGATAAGGAAGCAGGGCGAAGGTGAAGAGGAGAAGATGATCGTAAGAGGTCAGTTCACCACCTACGACTCACCTTATATGCTGTATAGCTTCGAAGATGAAGATTTTGAGTACGAGATGATGGAAGTAATAGACTCGAAGGCTTTCGAGGGCTGTGACACTTCCGATGTCATCATGCAGTACGACCATCAGGGCAGAGTGTTCGCAAGGACATCCAATGGGACCCTGAACCTTGACCTGGAAGAGCCTTCAATGGAAGCAGACCTCGGAGGTACTACCATCGGGCGCCAGCTCTATGAAGAGATTGACGGCGGTTATACGACCAAGATGAGCTTTGGCTTCATCGTTGGCGCTGATATCCGTAACAGGATCAAGGAAGAGAGAGAAGGGCAGAAGCCTCTGGTAAGGATCACAAGAACGATCACGCAGATCAAGAAGCTCTTCGATGTAAGTGCCGTGTCATTACCGGCAAACGACCAGACGTCAATAAGCGCAAGGAGCTTCGGGGACGGATTGATCCAGGAAGCACATGAGGAGCTCATGGCTGAAAAGCGCTTTGAAATAGAAAAGGCAAAGGCAGAAGCCAGAGCCAAATTACTGAATATGGAGGATACGACTCATGAACAATGAAGAGTTTACAACTGAACTCGAAGAGATCCGTTCCAACATTGAGAAGGCAGAGACAGTCGAGGAGATCGATGCTCTGAACGCAAAGATGGACGATCTCGAGACGAGACGTAAAGAGGCCCTCGATGCCGCAAAGGAAGCACAGGAGATGCGTGATGCAGTCGCTTCCGGAGAAATCGAGACAAGGACAATCGAGACTGAAGTAACACAGGAGGAAACACACATGAAGACTCTCGAAGAAGTAAGAAGCTCCGCAGAATACATGGAGGCTTTCGCAGATTACATGAGAACAGGCTCTGACAAAGAGTGCCGTGCTCTCTTAACAGAACTCGTTAGCGGCGGATCTGTTCCCGTTCCTACAGAGACAGCTAACCAGATCGCAACAAACTGGACAAAGTTGGGCATCGCTTCCCGTTGCTCCATCCTTAACGTTCCCGGCATCGTTAAGATCCCCGTTGAGGCTTCTGCAGAAGATGCACTCATCCATGAGGAAGGTGCTGCAGCAGGTAAGGAAGAGGCTCTCGTTCTCAGCTCCATCACTCTGGTTCCTCAGACAATCAAGAAGTGGATCACAATCTCTGACGAGGCTCTTGCAATGAGCGCAGCTGACCTCATGAAGTACATCGTAGACGAGATCACCTATCGTGTTCTTCTGTATCTTGACAACAAGGTTGTTACCACGATCAAGGGCGAGGCCGGCGGACTCGTAGCAGATGTTGAGAAGTCCCTTGGTTGGGATTCCATCTTCGCAGCTCTTGCAGCTCTCGGTGATGATGTGGTTAATCCTGTAGCAATCATGAAGAGAGAGACATTCTTCAACGGATTCCTTTCTCTTGCTGATGAGCAGAGCAGACCTATCTATGACGTTGTTACAACCAACGGCGAACCTAAGTATTTCATCAACGGTGTAGAGGTTATCTTCTCTTCTGCTCTTGATGATGCTTCCACAGCTGACAACGTATATGCAATCGTTGGCGACCTTTCCGGCTTCACCATCAACTATGTTGACGGCCAGAACGTTAAGTTCATCACAGATCCTTATTCACTCGCAGAGAAGGATCTTGTAAAGGTTGTCGGTTCCATCAAGGCAGGCCTTGGTGTATCCAAGGCAGGCGCTTTTGCAAGGCTCGTTGTAGCAAGCGAAGGCTGATGACACGATCAATCCCCTCCTTCGGGAGGGGATATCTTTTCAATAACCAAGGAGAATGACCATGACTGACGTAGAGTTGCAGAACAAGGTTATAAATGCGTTACGGATAACACATGCCACTCAGGACACAAAAGACGAGATCCAGGATCTCATCGATGCGGCCTTCCGAGACATGTCTTTGTCTGACATCAACGATCCCACAGGATCTGCATATACTGCCGCCACTGCAACATCCGGAGCAGTTCAGGCAGTCCTTACCTATTGCAAGGCGATGTTCGGAGACCTTATGGATGTAGCCGATCAGCAGACATTGCTGGTCCGTTACGATAATCAGAAGGCCATGCTGAAGATGGAGAGGTTTGCGGAGGAATAATCATGAGAGAGTTGATCGAAGTGACATTATTTACCGAAACCATCCGGAAGGATTCAGTAGGACAGACGATCAAGACTCGAGTAAATGATGTGGTCAAAGCCGTAAGGATGTCAGTAGCGCAGTCTGAATACTTCAACGCAGACCAGGCAGGGATCCGTCCCGACTTTAAGCTGGAGATGTATGCAGGCGACTACTCAGGGCAGAAGAACCTGTCCATTGATGGCGAAGAGTACACCATTTATAGGACTTACAGTCCGAGAAGAGACAGGATCGAGTTATACGTTGGAGAGAGAGTCGGTGATCTCAAATGAAGACTAACAGTATTTGGGGGCTTCAGGAATACCTGAAGGACCTCGGTGTTGAGATCGATGGAAAGATGACAGTAGTCACCGAGGAAGCGGCGAAGCAGGCGGTCAGTGAGCTGAAAGCTAAGAGCGCAGCAGAGTTCGGCGATGGCCCTTATGCCCGTGGATGGTCAAAGAAGAAGACCGCATCGGGCTACGTCATCTATAACAAAGAATACAGGCTCACTCACCTTCTGGAGAAGGGACATGACATTGTCGGTCCTGATAAGAAGAAGCATGGAAGAACACCGGCAAGACCTCACATCAAGCCGGTTGAAGAGGCTACGAACAAGATGGTCGAAGACCTCATGATGAAGGAGTTGGATGATCTATGACGATAAAAGACATTTACGATGCGCTGACAACGGCGCACTTTGATGTTCACTTCGGTGAAGCTCCGGATGGAGTTGCTTGTCCTTATGTCGTTTTCAGAGACATCACCCACCCGAACATCCTCGCAGATAACAAGACGTTCTTCAAGACAACCGAGACAGATCTGACTCTGGTGGAAGCCGGAGCTCACGACTTTGCTCTCCAGGCAGATCTTGAAGCGGTACTGGACAGCCTGGATCTTCCGTACACGATGTCGGAATCATGGCTCCCTTCCGAGAACGTTATTGAAACCTATTACACCATCGCCATTTATGGCGGGGTGACCAATTAAAACAGGAGGAATTGAAAAATGCCAGATGCAAATAAGATCATGTACGGTCTGAAGAACGTACACTATGCTGTTGTTACAGAGACAGTTGTTGACGGTGTTACCACTTCCAGCTATGGAACAGTTAAGGCTTGGCCCGGTGCTGTGAACATCTCCCTCTCTCCTGAGGGCTCACAGGATCCTTTTCACGCAGATGACATCACATATGTCATGCTGAACTCCAACAGTGGTTACACAGGTTCATTCGAGTCTGCTCTGATCCCCGAGGACGTTATGCAGTCCGTACTGGGTCAGACAGTAGATGCTACCACAGGACTCGTGGTAGAGACAAACGAGGACACCGTCAAGTTCATCGCTTTGATGTTCGAGTTCTCCGGCGATGCAAAGAAGAGAAGATTCTGCTTCTATAGAGTCAACCTTGCTCGCCCTGAGATCACATCTGAGACGATCGGCGACTCTATCGAGCCCGTAACTCAGTCAGTTGACCTCACAGCAACACCCAGACCCGACGACGGTATGGTTAAGACATACTGTAACGAGGGCGACCCCATTTACGCAGACTTCTTCAATGCAGTTCCAATGCCTGGGTGATAGTAGTACACACTTGCCGGACGGGGATGTTCCTCGTCCGGCTTTTTTCAGATTAAAGGAGACATATCATGAAAAAGATCTATGTAGGCGGTGTTGAAGTACCCGTCAAGGCAACAGGATTCACTACAGTCCTCTTCAAGAGATTCACAGGTAACGACCTTATGTCCGTATTATCGGACAAAACAAGGGTAGGCGAGAAGATCAATGATGTTCTGGCTCTGTTCTACTGCATGAACATCCAGTCAAAGGATCTTTCCATTGGACAGATGCTCAATGAGGTCGAAAATATCACAGGATATTATGAATTCTTGAATAAGTTCGAAAGTACAGACTTGTATGGACCGGATGTTATGGCGGCGGTCATCAACACCTGGATATCAAGTAGTGAACAATCAAGCACGGCAAAAAACGCATAAAACCCTCAACAAGAGAGATAAACACTGCAACGATCGTCTTACGAGCGCTGCAGATAGGTCTTCGGCTTGAAGACCTGGACCTCTTGACGTTGGGGGAACTGCTCGATCTCATCATTGAGAGATCAAATGATGATTATAACTACCCTACCAAGGGAACAACCGAGGACATCGATAAGATGTTCGGGATTTAAGAGGTAAAGACATGTCAAAGGGTTCCATCAAAGGCATTACAATAGAGATCGAAGGCAAGACCTCGGGACTGACTAAGGCTTTGAAAGAGGCAGATTCTGCCCTGACTAAAACCGACAAAGCGCTGAAGGAAGTAGAAAAGGCCCTTGAACTCGATCCTTCCAACATTGAACTGGTAGCACAGAAGGAAGCACTGCTCGCAGAGAAAACAGATCTCACATCCAAGAGATTGGAAGTCCTGAAGCAGGTCCAGAAGGATGCGCTTGACCAGTTGGATAATGGAGCAGATGTCTCCACTGCAGCACTTGCAGAACTTTCCGCAGAGATCGTCAAGACTGAAAAAGGTCTTGACGGAATGGACGGCGCAGCTGACGAGGCATCCTCCGACATAAACAAGGTTGGAGATGCTTCAAATGATGCCGGTTCCAAGACGGAAAAGCTCGGCAAGGCGGCAGAGACAGCCGGGAAGGTTGCAAAGGCCGCCTTTGCGGCGGTAGCGGCTGCGGCAGGTGCGGCGGTCACTGCGGTTGGAGCTCTTGGCAAAGGTGTAATCGACATCGGCAAGAAGCTCGGTCAACTCTCTGTGGATACTGCTGCAAGAGCAGACGAGATCATGACACAGAGCACGGTGTCAGGAATTTCCACTCAAACATATCAGGAACTGGCTTATGCTGCGGAACTCGTAGATACACCACTGGAGACCATTCAGGGCTCGCTTACTAAAGTAACCAAGTCAATGGCTTCCGCAGGGTCCGGGAACAAGGCAATGGCTGCCAACTTCAAGGCCCTTGGTGTATCCGTAAAGGATTCCAACGGACATCTCCGAGACAGTGAGGATGTTTTCGCAGACGTCATCGATGCTCTTGGCGGTATCGATAACGAGGCAGAACGTGATGCCCTGGCTATGTCAGTCCTGGGTAAATCCGCAGGAGATCTCAAGCCCCTTATCGCTGCAGGCGGTGATGAGCTGAACAAATTAAGGCAGGAAGCTCATGATGTCGGTTATGTCATGGGCGATGACACACTGGAAGCCTTCGGCGCTTTTGATGACAATATCCAGAAGCTGAAGAATGGCGCTACCGCTGCACAGAACGCAATCGGAGGCATGATGCTCCCTGCATTGACTGACCTGTCCGGTGAAGGTGTGGATCTCCTTGGACAGTTCACCAATGCGCTGAATGAAGCGAACGCAACAGGTGATTATGACACATTCGCCGAGAAGCTGAGTGGAATGATCACACAGGCGATCGATTCCATAAGTCAGCAGATTGGTCCTATTATTCAGACAATAACCACAGTGATCAACACGGTCATCACTGCGGTTTCACAGCCGAACGTCCTGTCCGGACTTGTCGGTATGGTAACCAGCATTATAACGACCTTGAGCACGTCACTATTATCGCCTGAGAACATCACGATGCTGATGGGTGCAGCGCAGTCCATCCTTGACTCGCTCCTTCAGGGTCTTTTGTCTAACCTTGAGCCTATCCTGAACGGTGCGATGATGCTGATCTCTACTCTGGCCAGTGCTTTGCTCAACCCGGATGTGCTGAGTCAGCTCCTTAATGCGGCAATCGGTATCGTATTAAATCTGGTGGATTGTCTCATCACAGCCCTTCCGGAATTAATAACTGTTGCGCTGGATGCCATCGACACCATCGTAAAAGCATTGCTCGAACCCAGTACATTGAGCCGTCTGGTTACTTCAGCGGTCTCTATAGTGGTCTCCATTGCCACCGGGATAGCAGATGCCCTTCCAGAATTAATCCCTACGGTCGTACAGGCCATAGGTGTCATAGTTGAAACGTTGCTCAAGCCCGAGAATTTGAATCGCATCATTGTTGCAGCCATCCAGATAGTCATGGCTCTTATTTCAGGGCTCATCCAGGCCATCCCGGACATCATCTCACAGGGACCGAAGTTCTTGAAAGCTATCGTTGAGATGCTCGCAGATATTCCGGGCAAGATCGTAGAGATGGCAACATCTTGGGGTGCTGACTTGATCTCCAACCTGGTCAAGGGATTCCAGGATAACATTGGGAAGTTGAAGAACGGTGTTAAGGGCATTGCTTCCACGATCGCCTCTTTTATCCACTTCTCAGTTCCTGAAGTCGGACCGTTGTCTGACTTTGACGAATCCGGTGGAGACATGATCGATGTGTTCACAGAAGGCATGTATTCCAGGATGGGAGCATTGAAGAACGCATTGAACACCACGGCAGGAGTCATAGCAAACGGAATGACACCGAACTACACCACTCAGCTCGCAGGTATCTCCGGACAGCTCGCAGGAATGAAGATGGATCCTCAGATCATCGTACCTGTAAGTATCGGATCTGACAGGCTTGGTGTGGCGATGACCAAAGCACAGAATAATACAAACTACAGATCAGGAGGACATTGAGATGCTGGGACGTAACTATCTGACCCTCGGAGAAGTACCGATCCCGAATCCGATCGACTTCTCAGAGAATTACACAGATATCGAGAACATAGGCAATGCGGAGAGCGGCAAGGAATTGGTCATGGTGACCAGGCTCCAGAAGAGGAGCTGGTCCCTGACCTTCCAAACCTCTTCTTATTGGCTTGACATTCTCAAGGAACTCTGTAAGGAGAACAGTACAACGTTCACATTCAGAGGTGAGACCATCGCAGTCAGGGCAAGACTGACAGGCGCAGCAATGGCGCAGAATTCAGCAATGAGACCTGAATCCGATGGTTATTACACAGTAAGCATGACAATAACGGAGATCTAATCAATGTACGCAGTATCGAACGCATATAAAGCACAGATGAAGAAGAATGTGCAACAGAGGAAGCTTCGGGGAACAATCAACGAAGTCGTTGCGTTCACGGAAGATGACATCCTCCAGGGCTCATTCACTCTGACTAATCAGTGCATGGACACGTCTTCCTTCGGGTACGGCGGTGTATATGTCGCAGAGCTCCATCTGACTTTCGTATCTGAGAGAGTCTATGATCGGAAGAACTGGAAGGGCAAGAGACTCTTTATCGAAGACGGTCTCTTCATTGATTCTGAAAACGATTATGAATACATCCCTCTGGGCCACTTCCTTGTAGCTGAAGCGAACTATACCGTCTGGGGTCTTGAGATCAAGGCTTACGACTATATGACCAAGTTTGACCAGGCCTTCACAGGAGTGCAGACTCACGGCAAGCCTTACGGGCTCGCTTCATTGGCCTGTGTTACCTGTGGAGTTCCTATGGCGCAGACAGAGGAAGAGTTCAATCTGGTGGCAACACTGCCGGATAACGAGCTGAAGGTCACAGACGGCATCGATACATGGAGAGATTACCTCTCATTCTTATGCCAGGCCTGCAACATGTACTGCACGATGGAAAGAGACGGCTCTCTTTCCTTTAGGAAGATAATGCCTGCAACGAACTCCCTTGTCGACACTCCGACAGACGAGATCGGACTTGACAGGCGCTTCGATGACGGTGTGGTCTCTGATTTCACAACGAGCTACACAGGCATCAAGGCGACTTTTGCAAGTGAAGAAGAGACAGTTGAAGAAGTCTACGGAAACACAAAGGGTGTGGTTGTGGATATCGGAGTCAATCCGTTCCTCCAGCAGATGTCCGATCAGTCTGCCTCTGACATGATAGACAAGCTCAACTCTGACATATCATCGACAGAGACCACGATCGAAGACATAGATGACATGATCGAGGCTATAGATAACCAGATCGATTATGTTGAAGAGCAGATTCGTCAACATCCCGAAGACAAGGAGCTCCCGAAGCTCCTTGAACAGCTAAAGAAGAACAAGGCTTCCAAGGAAGCAGACAAGCGAGAACTTGAGTCATACCTTGACAGTCTTCAGACTTCCCTGGAAGAGATAGAGGACGGTATTGCAGCGCAGACCATGACTGTCATGGGAGCAAGGCTTCAGCTCCTTGCCACCGACCTGCAGTCCATCCAGTACACTCCCGGAACAATCTCCATGCTGGGAGATCCTGCGTATGACCTGGGCGATGTCCTGAGGGTATCCGGTGGAATTGTCGGAGGTGTGTGCGACTTCAATATAATGAGGTACGATTACACCTTTGGCTCTAAGTACACGGTGGAGACCTTCGGAGAGAACCCGAAGTCCAACGACTCAAAGAGCAAGGAATCGAAGAGCGCATCCACAAAGGATGCTGCAGAGAAGTCGACCACGATCGAGTTCGTGAAGTATGTAAATGCTTCAGCCTACAATCTGGGAGTACAAGAGACCGAGATCGCCTTCCTTCACTTCGGTATGAAGAAGAACAGGGAAGTGGAGACCTGGACAGAACTGAAGTTCTCAGCAACCAATCCTGCGCAGCTCATCCTGAAGTATTACCTGGATAACGAGCTGGTCGCTGAAGTGTCCCCGGAAGAGAACTGGGGCGGTGAGTTCGGATTCAACGTCTACGTTGAAGACACGACACTGTGCTTCTCAAGGATAACGCAAGGCCCTACACAGATCCACACCGAGAACTTCCACTATCACATCAACGAACTTCCTACGGGCTCCGCACACACTTGGAGAGTGACCGCAACAGTCCCGACCGGGAACATAGTAATCCCTGTCGGTGGAGTTCATACAGTGATGTGGGCTCAGGGAATGATCGGAGAGAGAGGCTTCGATGGATATATCGTTGCCAAGGACGAGATCCCGTTCCTGCCGTTTGATCCTCTTGAGATCTTCGGAACATTGACCGATTCGGCAACAGTTACAGAAACATACCCCGGCGGTGATTATAACTTGACCACTGAGAACGGAGACACAATAACAACCGAGTCAGGAGCACTAATTACCACGGGCAACATTGAGGACTTGCCCGATGCTGACCCGTTGGACGGTTCGGAGTACATCCCAATCGTTCAGGACGATGCAACGGTCAAAACAACGGCTCAGGGCATCGCCGACATCGAATAACAGGAGGCATACAATGGCAAATATAAAAATCAGTCAGTTGACAAACGGGAGCGCCCTGGACGGTGCGGAGTATATTCCTATCGTTCAAAACGGTATTACAAAGAAAACTACCACTCAAGCCGTCGCCAACCTTGGCGGCGATGCGTTGATTACGTTCAACCCTGTAAAGGTATTTGACGAAAACGGAATCGGGTCGAGTTCTTGGAGTTCCGGGGGTTCACAGCTTACCATCGACGGAGGAACTTACACGGCGACGCCTGGCGAAAAGGTTGTCGTGGACAGCACCAACAGGCTCCGGATGTCGATGCCGATCTCGAGTTCATATTTTATGTTTGGCATCAAATGCAAGGTTGACCCGTTATTTTCTCCGATAAACACGGGAAACTGGTACGGAGCATCGTGCATATTAGGTCAGGAACTCGGAGGCGAACAAAGAGATTTCGGCATTGTTATCGACAGCCAAGGTTATTATGCACTTGGGTGGGCGAACGCAACAATAACAAGCTCGACAGTGTCAGCACTCGACGGAAATGTGCACGAATTGCTCGTTGTTGCCGAGAGTGGCAAGATCAGGCTATTTATTGACGGAGTTGAAGAGGTTGCTGTTGACAAGGGAATGAATGGCAACCACATGACCGACCTGGGCATTTTCTGGAACAAGTCAAACGAAATCACTCGAGTGAACGGAGAGATTTACGCCGTCGGGTGCTGGTCGGAGGTTGCCCCCTCGTTCCGTTATGTATTACCGACTTTGTGAGGTGAAAAAAATGAAACTCAAAGGAAAAGCAAAAATCACATTATTAGATCGAGCAACAGGCAAGATCGTACATTCGGAGGAACACACCAACACGATCACCCCGTCACTTGCCAAGATATTCGGGAGCGACATCGCCGGGACTTTGAACTATGCAAAGCTCACGCCGGTGATCTCGAAACTCTTGGGCGGTGTGTGTCTTTTTAATGGTACTCTCGACAACACCAAGGTGTTTTTGCCCAAGGCATCGGATGCCACTCTCACGGCTCACGCAGGACGAAATGCTTATGCTTCTGCAGAGGCTGATCCAAAGAGAGGACTCCCGGGAGGAAATTCCGGCCCTGTCAATAACGGATACAGATGGGTCTGGGAATGGACTACAACAGGCAACGGAACCATCACAGACGTTGTTCTGACTCATGCAGACACGGGAGACTATTGGAACGAGTCCTCTCCGAACAGCATGAGCTCCTTCTCACCGATCGAGGATGTCTGCAACAAAGTCATAAGTCCGTCCGAGTTCGGATGGATTGAGCAAGGTGTATTATTTCCCCACGTTCAAGGCTCCGAGAACATCCCGATTGCGTTTATCACTGACACGAACAAGGTCGTGACAATCGAGGGAAACGAGAACAATATCACAGTTCACATCGGTAAGTTCACAGGCGCAGGTGCTTGGATTTGGAACGAGCTTGGAGAGATCGAAGACGAACAGACATTCACGTTCGAGCCTACACCCTGGCAACCGGGAACTTTTGAGAACTTCGGTATCGGGTGCTTTTATGTGGCTGTAGCTAATGGAAAGCTCTACGCAATATACTGCGGACAAGTTACGGGAACGATATATAGACCATATGCGCAAAACATGACGGTCAACGTCCTTGACCTTGAGACGGGTACGGCATCGACTTCAACGATTGGTTGTTCGACCACACTCGCAAGTTATAGTAATTATGAGCGAATTGACGGCGAGGCAATGCCGGAAGGTGTAACATTCTCGTTACATGCGGTTAATGAGTTCCGAGACTTTAACCAACTGCAAATTATTGACGGTTCTGTCTTTATTCCTGTCTTCTGGGGTTCTTACCAATATGGTGGAATGACTGACTGCTCTATTCGTGTAAACCTGTCTGACCCTACTGATCAGGAGATCGTCAAAGGCTTTTATAACAATAAGAGCGGAAACTATTCGGACAACATCGGACAAATTGACCTTGGAAATGGTCGAATCATGAACAGGTGCTCGATGGCTTGGAGTGATAACGGCTACAAGGGTCAGTTGATCACTCCGAACACGGACGTGTTCCCTATATATTTTCGTTATTCTCGAGGATATACGGCAAAGCAACCCTCCGACAGTCCTGTCCAGTTCTTTACCTTGGCGAGCAATTCCGATGGTGTTCGTGGCTGTATTCTAAATAAACTATATCAAGCCACAGTGTTCCATCTTGAGACTCCTGTCATCAAGACGGCAAACTTGAACATGACAGTCGAGTACACAGTAATACAGGAGGTGCAAGAATGACAAGCGAGATAATTGTTGCGATTCTCTCACTCTTCGGCACGGCTCTGGGAGGAGTCGTGTCGGTCTTCACTGCCAACAAGCTCACAAATTACAAGATCGATGAGCTGAAGAAGGAAGTGGAAAAGCATAACGGTCTGATCGACCGGGTCTATAAGCTCGAAGAAAAGGCAACACTAACCGAAGAACAGATCAAGGTCGCAAACCACAGGATCGATGACCTTGAAAAGAACCAGGAGGTGAAAAAATGAGTAACAAGACTTACGACATCATCAAGAAGATCGCTTTGTTGATCGCTCCCGCCGTTGTCTTCATGACGGCACTGGTCGACATCTGGGGCATCCCTTACGGTTCTCAGATCGTTGCCACACTCGCAGCGTTGGACGTCTTTGTCGGTGTAGCGGTGGAGATCCTGGCGGCAAACTATAAGAAGACCAAGAACGGGGGCGGTTCCGATGGCTGAACTTGACCATATCAAGGACGTTGACAACGATGTTGTTTATGACCTTAAAGACAAAACAGCCCGCCAAACGATCACGGAAAACGAGATATATTTCCGAAAAATGTTTTGCGTTCACATGGGGAACGCTGGCGGCGCTGAACAGATTCCGGGATATGGTTGGTATAATAATGTTGATATAACGTTAACGTCAATCATTGGCGCGTTTGATGTTTCGGGAATGGATGGCGCATTTTTAAGAATTATATTTCGTGAATCCCCACATTACGATTACACATTACCGATTATTATCAGGGCGTTTGAATCCGACTATCATCGCGAAGTTTTTTGTCATGTTTACACCGATACTAACAAAACCGAAGAGCTGAAAATCACAGGAACCGAAACAATTGATTTTATTTATGATAAGGTTAATCGGTGTTTTTTTGTCGTGGGGCGAAGTTCAACGGGGGATTTGGCGAACTACTACACCAAAAGCCAAACCGACAATTTGTTAAACGCAAAGGCAAACGCGGCCGATTTGTCAGCCGTGGCAACGTCAGGCGACTATAACGACTTGTCGAATTTGCCGACAATCCCGGCGGCGCAAGTTCCGAGCGATTGGAACGCAACGGCGGGCGTTGCTCGAATACTGAACAAACCGAACTTGTCAGCCGTTGCGACATCCGGGAATTATTCCGACTTGAATGGCGCGCCCACGCTGGCGCCTGTTGCCACTTCGGGCGATTATGACGACTTGTCGAATTTGCCGACAATCCCAGCGGCGCAAGTTCCGAGCGATTGGAACGCAACGGCGGGCGTTGCTCGAATACTGAACAAACCGAACTTGTCAGCCGTTGCGACATCCGGGAATTATTCCGACTTGAACGGCGCGCCCACGCTGGCGCCCGTTGCCACTTCGGGCGATTATGACGATTTGAGCAACAAACCCGACTTGTCAGTTCTTCAATATTTGGCGAACATTGCCGCCGCTGATGATTTCAACCCGGGGACAAGTTACAGTTACCTTGACTTTGTAAAATACAACGACCGTTTATATCTCTGTAAATCGTTGTCAGGTTCAACGGCTGGAACGTTCGACCCCACGGAATGGAACGAAATTATAATCGGCGAACAGGTGGCCCAAGCACAACGAACTTTTTTATTGGCGACCCAAAACGGGAACAGGCTTGACAATTTGGCACCCGTTGCCACATCGGGGGATTATTCGGATTTATCGGGGACCCCGGCAATCCCAGCGCCCCAAATAAACAGCGATTGGAACGCGACGGGAACAGTTGCCGAAATTCTGAACAAGCCCAATTTGTCAGCGGTCGCGAATTCGGGACTATATGCGGACTTGATCGGGTCCCCGACGTTGGCACCCGTTGCCACTTCGGGACTATATGCGGACTTGATCGGGTCCCCGACGTTGGCACCCGTTGCCACTTCGGGCGACTATGACGACTTGACCGACAAGCCGACGTTTAAGACGATAAACGGGAACGCGATCACGGGAACGGGGGACATTGAAACGGCATCGCTCCAAACCACGGCCGACACGGGCAACAAATCGGTTCCGAATAACAGTATAACCAAAATAGCAGAAATAAGACTAACAAAAGGTTTGTGGATTATAACCGCCACGATAGGATTCGCAAACACAAGCACGAACAACGACCGTGTGGCGATTTTTTCAACAGCGGCCGCCTCCTCGGCCGCCTCAAATTTTGAAGCCTACTGCAGGATAAGAGCGGCCGCGACCTCATGGACGGACATCCCGATGTCATGTATCTATAACGCCACTGGATTAACTACACTATATCTATACGGACTTCAAGACAGCGGAACAACGCTCAATAGTAGATGCTTCGGCATAAGAGCTGCAAAAATAGCATAAAACGAAAGGAGAAAAACATGACACAACAAAAGGAAATTATCGACCGAGTGATCACACTCGCACTCGAACAGGTTGGAACAGTGGAAACCCCCAAAGGGTCCAATATCAACAAATATGCGAAATTCTTTGATGATCTTCGCAAGCAGGGCATAGACATATATAATGGAGCCAAGCAGGGCGCGAGTTGGTGCGATATCTTTGCAGATTATATCTACATTCAAGCAACGTCTGTCACCATTGCCACGAAGATGATCTACCAGCCTCTCAACGGCTGTGGTGCAGGATGCAAGTTCTCTGCAGGATACTACAGGAACAACAAGGCCTTTTATGCAACTCCTGAAGTTGGAGATCAGATCTTCTTTGGATCCGCTGGGAAGGAGACTCACACAGGCATCGTGGTCAAGGTAACCGACAAGATGGTCTATACCGTTGAAGGGAACACCGATAACCAGGTCAAATCAAAGTCCTATCAGAAGAACAACAAGAACATAGCAGGCTACGGCAGACCGAACTGGTCCCTTGCAGTCAAGGCTATGTCTGCAGACAAGCCTGCAGAGAAGCCGAAGGAAGACCCTAAGCCTGCTCCTGCTCCTGCAAAGCCTAAGACCACGGCAAAGGAGTACACGGTCACACCACCGATCGGACTGAACATCAGGAAGGGCGCAGGAAAATACTTCCCGAAGGTCGGAGCTTTTGCTTATGGTGCCACCATCAAGGTCTCCAGCATATCCAAAGGCTGGGCGAAGCTCGCAGATCGTGACGGATATGTGGCGAGCGCATATATCAAGCTGAAGAAGTGACTTCTGTCCTTTTTCATAATTGTCTCCGGGGAGAGGGTATCCGTGTCTTCATAGATCGCCTACTTGTTCATCCCTCTCCCCAAGATGAACACAACAGTGCCGGGAGTTCCCTACTGCTGAAAAATACCCTCTGACTTTTTGATATTTCCCAAATCCTTCTTTAACGAAAAACCCCTCTCTTTTTCCCGGCAAGAGAGGGGCTTTTTCTATTTGATAAAACCTATTGGCTGGACTTAGCTTGTACCTCCATGTACCTTTATCCAAAAATCCAGCCAATAAGGAATCCAATAAATCAGGGCTTTAGAGCCCCGAAAACGGCATGGTGGAAACTGCGGGGTTTGAACTCACGACCAAAAAAGCCATAATTCCCCGTAAATCCCGTGTTTTCAATGCTTTCAAGGTTGGCAAAAATCTTGCTAAACTTGGCTAAAATTGTCCCTTTTTTCGCACCTTGTACCTCAAAAGCGATCATTTGAACACCTCCTGAATGTATCCGACAGCTTCCTGATCGTCACGATCAAGATGGTGTCCGTAGACTCCGATCGTATCCATCTGTGCAGAGTGTCCGACCAGTGCCTTGAGCAACGGCTCAGGCATCGTGGTCTTGACCATGGATACGAATGTATGTCGGAGGGAGTAAGGTGTTCCCGGTATATGTCTGTCAGCTGCGAACTTGGTCCATCTCTTCCTCACGTTATGAGGGGAGCACATAGCGCCCTTTGTGTCGCAGAATATCCACTTGGATCCACCGAAAAGCTCATCGTTCCGCTCAATGGTCTTGTTTATCAGATCTCTTGCGAACGGATGCAGAGGTATGATCCTCTGTGCGTTCCTGTTCTTTCCTTCGGTGATACGCCCCTGGTCATTGATTGCTCTTCTGATCGTGATGGTCATGCCGTTATAGTCACCCTTCTGGAGACCATAGATCTCTCCCGGACGGCATCCTGTAAGGACCATCAACACCCAAGCTCCCCAGAACCATTCCTCCGATGGCTCCAGAAGTCTCTTTACTGCATCCGGATCAAGTATGTCCTTACCAACTACAGGATGACCTGCAGGGATATATAGAGATCCTCGGAGAGGGTCCGTATATTCGTTCTCGTATGCGTACTTGATCAGAAGGTTTATGTTGGCACGGATGTTCGACAGGTACTTCTTGGAGAGCGGTTCTTTTCCCTTCTTTGGTCTGGCATCATTGATGCACCGTTGCCAGTCCTTCATCCTCACATCGAAGATCCTCATTCTCCCGAGTTTAGGCAGGATAAACAATCTGGAGAGTGATTCTGCCTGTCTGTAGGATTCCGAATGAATCCCGAGTTTCATCTCTATCTCTTCGAGCCATTCCTCACGGACCTCGGCCACTGTCGGGTTCTTGGATCCATGGTGACCGTAAGCTCTTGCAGACTTCAGGACTTTGCGCTTTCCTCTTTCGCCTGGCTCAACAGAGGTGAACTTGTGAGTCACCCCGTTGACCGAGATCCTGAGTGTCCAGCGCTGTTCCTTCTCATTCCATATCGGTGTAGCCATTCTCATCACCTCCGAGGAAGATCTTTATGATCCCGATGATAGATGCTAACTGCTCATCGGTTGCAGTTCGGATCAGACCCGTGAGTTCGGTGACCAACTTGGAACGGGTCAAAACGTCCGTTTGATGTCTCTCAAGAGCGATCTTCTCACCCTTGTCGTTGTATATATAATCAATATTGCCCTTCAGATAATCAAAGTCAACATCCAGCGCCTTGCAGAAGGCCCGAACCTTCGAGATCGGCACGTCCTGAAGCCCCTTCTCTATCTTATGGATAGTGGTTGAATCCGAATATCCGACCATCTTTGCAAGCTCGACTTGAGTTAATCCCTTCCTGAGCCGTGCTTTCCTCAAGTTCTTTCCTGTCTCTTCCAGTATCTTCTTCTTATATATATCCATCTTCATCACCTCCGGCTATATTATAGCGGTTTGTAATTTTATTGCAATAATTCTACCAAAAAAATAGTTGACTATTAGCTAAAGTTTGGTAAGATTAGGTCAGTAAGGCGAAAGGAGGTGATAACTTGAATCCGGAGACAGTTAAGACAGGAGAGCTGCGTGAAAGGATCATTGCCTCGGGCATAACACAGATCCATATTGCTAATAACTTAGGCATAAACATAGGAACCCTTCAGAACAAGCTGAACGGGAAGACAGAGTTCAAAATCTCCGAGATCGTGAAACTAAGCAAGATCTTGGGGCTTACGAACAAAGAAAGAGACTATTATTTTGGGCTGTAATTGGCTAAAATTTGCTAAATGGAGGTAAATTTAAGATGGACGACTACACAGGAGAACTCCCCACAAGAATCGGAATCATTCACGACATCAGCACCCTGAGAGGGTACCTGCTGAACAAGGACGTGCTACCGGATGAATTTGTCAGTGCTCTGATCAATGTCCTGGACTACGCATCAGAGAAGACCACTGCAGAAGCCGGTGACTATTTCACATCATTCTAAGGAGGAGATTATGGCAAACCTTTACGAACTTACGGCAGACATTCAGCTGCTTTGGAACTTAATGGATCAGGGTGAGCTCGATGATGACATGATCATGGATGCAATGCAGAACTCCCAGGAAGAACTTGGGATCAAGCTCGAAGGCTATTGCAAGTGGATCCGCAACATGGAAGCAGACGTTGCCGCCCTGAAAGAAGAAGAGAAGAGACTTGCTGCAAGAAGGAAGACCTTGGAGCACACGATCGAAAGAGCGAAGAGCTCCATGCACTACGCAATGAACGAGGCTGGAGAGAAGAAGATCAAGGGTAACCTGTTCACCATCTCAGTCCAGAACAACCCTCCGAAGGTAGTTATGGACAAGGATATCGATGACATCCCCGAGAGGTATATCAAGTATCTGGATCCGGAGATCGACAAGGCAAAGATCAAGGAAGACATCCAGAAGGGCATCGATGTGGAAGGCATTGCTCATCTTGAGCAGACCGAAAGTCTGAGGATAAGGTGATCGCTATGGCTAACAGAACACTGGAACCAACCATTAACACCGTTATCGCAATGGATAACTTCTCGGACTGGCTTCATATTGAGATGGAAAAGAAGCATGTTACCTGTGAAAAGCTCGCAGCATATATCGGGTGTGAACGCAAGACGGTGCTTTCCTGGAGGACAAAGACCAGAGCCCCGAGGCTCGATCAGATGGCAAAGTGTTATGCCTACTTTGGAAAGAGCACCATTATCATCCCCATTACTCGCATAGCAAGAGAGGAAGCCTGAGGATGAAGCATACACGGCTTTTTAACGATTTTGTTGAACTCATAGATACTGAGGCTAAGACATATATCGACGGAGAGATCAATGGCAGACCGCTGAACAGCACTCCGCTCGAACTGAGAGCTCAGGGTAACCTCATTGCCGCAGGAATATGCAGAGCAGCCCTTTTTACTCTCCACAACACAGATGAGTATTTAGAGTTCTCCGAGTATGTCAGATCTAAGGGCTTTACACCATGACAAGACAAGACACAAAACAGTTCCTTAAATTACTGGAAATATTATCAAACAAGGAGGTCAAGAAGATGATACCGATTTCAAGCGGTAAGGTTGAAACGGCCAAGAAGGTCATCATATACGGGCCGGAAGGAATAGGCAAGTCCACACTTGCATCCCGCTTCCCGGATCCCGTATTCATCGACACTGAAGGCTCGACAAAACAGCTCGATGTCAGAAGGTATCCTGCACCGTCTTCCTGGGAAGACATCGTCTCATTCGTAAACGATGCCATCACAGGCAGGACCTGCAAGACTCTGGTCATCGATACGGCAGACTGGGCCGAACAGGCCTGTTCAAGGTCCGTCTGTTCCAGACAGAACGTTAAGGGAATAGAGGACATCGGTTACGGCAAAGGATACACATATCTGGCTGAATCCTTTGCTTCGCTCCTGTCAATCTGCTCCGATGCAGTGGCACAGGGAATCAATGTAGTCTTTACAGCTCACGCACAGATGAGGAAGTTCGAACAACCGGACGAGCTCGGTGCGTATGATCGCTGGGAGATGAAGCTGAACAAGAAGACTGCAGCTCTCCTCAAGGAGTGGGCTGACATGATCCTGTTCTGCAATTACAAGACTATGGTCATTACTGACCAGAACACCAAGAGCAAGAAGGCAACAGGGGGGACCCGTGTCATGTACTCCACACATCACCCCTGCTGGGATGCCAAGAACAGATTCAATCTGCCCGAAGTCATGGATATGGACTATAAGCAGATCGCTCACCTGTTCACAGTAGACACTACGGACTACAGAGCGGAGCTCCGGAAGTACATCAAGGACAACAACCTGGATGGTGCCGAGATCGCCAAGGCCTGCGGTCTGAACGCAAAGAGTACCAATGAAGATTACAAGAAGGCTTATGACTTCGCTACAACTAACTACAAAAAGGAGAAATAACTATGGCAGAGAATGAAAACAAGTCAACAATGGGTTGGGATTCAGGCATTTCAGCAAAGGCAGGAGAGTATCAGGTACCTCCGATCGGAGAGTATAGGTTTTATGTAGCCAACTTTGAGAGATCCTTCTCAAAGGCAGGTAACCCGATGGCAGTCCTTACCCTCTCCCTTAACGTAGACGGTAAGGCGTACGAAAGAAAGGACTATCTCGTTCTTTCCGAGAACATGGAATGGAAGTTGGCGCAGTTCTTTGAGTGCCTTGGTCTCAAGAAGAAGGGAGAAGCGCTCACAAGGATGCCCTGGGATCAGATCATCGGCAAGGAAGGCATATGCAAGCTGATCCATGAAGACTATAACGGTCAGACACAGGCTCGTATCGGTGCTTATATTACTCCCACAGGCCAGGCTGCAGAAGCCAAGACAGCTCCCGCTGAAGAAATGCCCTTCGAGATCTGATCTATGGATAACGAGGCTAAGATCAGGAGCGCTCTGGACTCGATAGATCCGTCATCGCTCAATTATGAGGAATGGATCCATGTAGGAATGGCCCTCAAGGCTGAGGGCTTTCCTGCCTCGGTCTGGGATGATTGGTCTTCCAGAGATGTCGGCAGATACCACTTCGGGGAGTGCGAGAAGAAGTTCGACACTTTCCAGGATTCAGGTATCACTGCCGGAACCATCATAGACATGGCAAGGTCAAGAGGTTGGAAGTATGACCGTGCTCTGTCTTGGGACGATGGTCTTCTTGCCTCTTATGAAGAAACCCTCGCAGCACAGGAGACGGGGACCAAGCCTTATCAGATGACGGTCAAGTATCTTGAAGCGATGTTCGACCCGTCTGAGGTGATAGGATATGTCCACTCTGCTATGGAGAAGGAAGGCAAGTGGATACCTGCCAACGGTGGAATATACAGGCCTGTTCAGGACATCATCAAGGATCTGAAGAAGTACAGGACCCTTGACAGTGCTTTCGGCACCATTAACCCTGAAGCAGGTGCATGGATCCGCATCAATCCGACAACCGGACCGAAGGACAAGGACGTAACAAGGCTCGATTATGTACTGATCGAATCCGATTCCCTCCCGATCGAAGACCAAAAGAAGTTCCTTATATCCTCTGAACTTCCGATCGTGGCGCTGGTAGAGTCGGGAGGGAAGTCCGTTCATGCGGTTGTCCGTGTGGATGCCAAGACAAAGCAGGAATATGACCAGAGAGTGGCTTTTCTCTTTGATTGGCTTGGCAAGAACAATTTCATCGTTGACAAGGCCAATAAGAATCCGTCAAGGCTCTCCCGTCTCCCCGGTGCTGAACGGCACGGCAACATCCAGAAGCTCATAGCAACCAAGATCGGACGAAAGTCGTGGCTTGACTGGATAGACTTCATCGAAGGTGTAGATGATGACCTGCCGCCTTTGATCTCATTCGCAGATCAGATGGAGAACCCTCCTGAACTGTCGGAGGAGCTGATCGCCAACATCCTCAGAGTAGGCAACAAGATGATCATTACCGGAGACAGTAAGTCAGGCAAGACGTGTCTGTCCCAGGAACTTGCCGTTTGTCTTGCAGAAGGCAAGCCCTGGCTTAATAAGTTCCATTGTAAGCAGGGCAAGGTCCTCTATATCAATCTCGAGGTGCAAGAGGCTTCATTATTTGAGAGGTTCAAGAGGATCTATACCGCCAACAGGTGGAACATGACCAAGGCGGGGATGAAGAACATCGTGGTCTGGAATCTCCGAGGTCATGCAGTCCCTCTCGATAAGCTCGCAGCCAAGATCATCAGACGATGCAGAAATGAGGGTCCCTTTATTGCCATCGTGTTGGATCCTCTTTACAAGGTCCAGCAGGGAGACGAGAACTCCGCTGAAGCGATCACGTCATTCTGCAATGCTCTGGATAAGATCGCTCAGGAGACAGGAGCTGCAGTTATCTACGATCACCATCATCCGAAGGGTTTCATGGGAGAACGCAAGGCCATCGACAGAGGTGCAGGCTCAGGTGTCTTCGCAAGAGATGCGGATGCGATCATCGACCTGTCTACTCTTTCCCCGACAAAAGAGATGCTGGAGAGAATCGGCAAGAAAATCATGGAAGGAGAGAAGCCGATGCTGATGTCTTTTGTCCTGAGAGATTTCAAAGACGGCAATGATCTGCCCATGTGGTTCAGATTTCCTATTCATTATGTAGCGGATCCTGGAGAACTTGACGGGGCTCCGGTGGAAGGATCCAGAGAAGACAATCTGAACAAATCGTCCAAAAGGACAACAGCAACAGAGAGGAAGCAGGAACTTGATGAAGTCTTTGCTCTCGCCGGAGGATCAGTTGACGGATTCGTCAAGTCTTCCGAGATGCAGAAGTTCATCAACAGGAGCACTTTATACAACTATCTCAAGGAGTTTTCAGAGTATTACAGCCTTGAAAAGGGGGTTGTAAAAAGGCTCAAATAATTTGTCCAAAAGGAAGGACGTTTTCCTTTTGGACAAGATTTTCCAAAAGGGGGATTTCACCTTTTGGACATGGACAAAAAGTTGTCCAAAAGGACTTAAAGGTATTTGTTGGACAAATACAGCTGTCCATCTTGGACAGATCTTGGACAAGTTCTCTCACGGAAGAGGGAAGATCGTCCAAAGGGACGCAAGGATCCCTTTGGACTAACCTTCCCCTCGAGGGGCCTTTTGGACAAAGCAAGAAAGGAAATGAAAACAATGCCAGACAATCCATTCAAGTGTGAAGACTGCGGTGCGATCTTTGATGAACCTATGTATCAACAGATGACTTACGGGACAAGAGAAGAGTTCGAGCTGGAAGATTGTTGTCCCTGCTGCGGTTCTTTCAATATCTATGAACAAGACGAGGAAGGAGGTCCTAACTATGAAGACGAATTGGAAGATTATCCCGAAGGATGCGATCGTGACGATCTGTGAAGGGACAGATATTACTCCCTACCGTGAGGAACACTTTGACACGGATCCCGACTATACATCCAGAGGGACTGTCAATGGAGAAGAGTGCCGGATAGGCTTCACCGAGATCCCTTCAGGTGATGCCTTCTTCAGACAGGCAAAAGCTACACACTATGCTCCGGCTGAACAGATCAGAGCAGTCGACCTGGAGGACTTATGATGAACGCACAGATCTATGACTTGATGTCTTCAATGGAAAAGGAAGCGCTCCTGACATTCAATCTTGAGAAGTTCAAGCACTACTTTGAAGTGGTATGGCCCAGAAGAGGATGGACTAATGGAGAAAAATACTCAAACGAGGTCTACAGGGTCCTCATGAGACAGTTGGTCATCGACATGCCGAAGGCTCCTGCTCTCAAGAAGGTAGTAGCAAGGAAGTGGCTCGATGATAATGAATATGGAGAAAAACTATGACATTCAAGATCAGACTACTAAAAGAACCTACAGGCACATCCCAACAGAAGGGGGCTCGCACCGTCAGAGGCCGGGTAATGTTCTACGAGAAGCCTGAGGTCAAAGCTCAAAGACTTGAGTATGTGACGGAACTGAAGAAGTTCGCTCCTGATGAACCTATAAAGGGACCCGTATCCATCAGAGTCGTATTTGTATATCCGGAACGGAAGTCAAAGAAGATGAAAGAGTCCCTCGAATGGAAGACCACTGTCCCGGATCTGGACAATCTCCTGAAGCTCCTGCTGGATGCCATGAGTGACTGCAGCTTCTGGGAGGATGACTCACAGATCTCGATGCTGGAGACAAAGAAGATCCTGGCTAAAGGTCAGACAGACTTCCAAATGGTTATATCTGTCAATGGGATTCCTGAAGGCGCAAGCTCTCTCTTCGAAGAGAACTGGGGAGTCTTCCATTGGGAAGGAGGTACGACATGAAGGGAAGAGAAGCGCTCAAGCAATACAGGAAGGTGGCAAAGGAGATCTACTATCTCAACCTCAGACGTGAAGAGATGCGTGGAAGGCTTGCGACAGTGTCCGCCTTCAACGCAAGCGAGTCACAGAGGAATGATGATATTTCCATCAAGATCCAGCAAGCGAAGCTCGATGAGTATGCGCAGCTGGGTGTTGAGATAGACAAGCGCCTGGTCAAGAGCTCCGAGATCCAGAAGAAGGTCCTGTCTGCTCTTTATCTTGTATCAAATCCCGATCACTTCCGTGCGCTTGAGCTGGTCTACATCAAGGGAGTTCCCGCCGAAAGAGCTGCGGACATGTTAGCAGTAGGCAGGGCAACCTTATACAGATGGATCCGGGACGGGATCCGTGAATTTGACGAGGTGTATAGAGGATGAGCAAGATAATGGGAATCATAATGGCGATCACGTTTATGATCTGCAATTATGTATCTGAATGTATGTTGAAGCCTCCGATCGAAGTCCCGACTGTTCTGGATGTCTATTCAGGACTGTCAGTGGAAGACCAGGACTCACTCACAGTGGAACAGAAGGCCAACGTTGCAGGAATGTCTGTGTCCGAATATTCCTTCTTTTCTTCCGTGGTGGAAGCAGAGAGTGACAGGAAGAAGGGATCCATTGAAGGACGTGTCATGATCGCAATAGTGATCCTGAACAGGGTGGACAGTAAGAAGTTCCCGAACACGATCACCAAGGTCTTGAGACAGAGAGGTCAGTTCTCGGTGGTGAGCTCCGGAGCTTATAAGCGAGTAGGCAGGACAAAGTTATCAGACCGAGCGGTCATCGAAGCCGTCAGACGGAAGAAGAACGGATCAGCTCCGGCAGTCCTGTACTTCAGAGCAGGGTACTACTTCCGAGGACATAAGAGATATGCAAAGGTCGGCGACAACTATTTCAGTTATTGAGGAGACATAACGTGGAACAGATCAGCATATTTGAAATCAAAGGAGTGCGATCGCATTGGTACTGGACAGGCTTGTATTACAAGAGGTGCGTTATGTGCAGCTATCTTGATGATCACGAGGTCCCGCCCGAGGTTTGCCCTGGGTGTAAGGCAGTAATGATCCAACCCGAACCCACGAGAGGAGAAGACAATGAGTGACCCGTTAGCAGTAAAAGACATTACAGGAGTAGATAATAAGACAATTCTTGAATGTTACAAGAAAGAGTTTACAGAAGAGTCCATTGAGAAGATCCTTGCTGCGTTGAGACCACACGGCAAGTGGATAAAACACGAATGGGGTTATGTTTGTTCTGTATGTGGTGAGTCAAATGATTATGCCTATGATAATAATATCCATAAGTTTATTGATAACTACTGCCCTAATTGTGGAGCAGATATGCGAAAGGAGGCAGACAATGAACAATGATTTAATAAGCCGTGAGGTTTTGAACGACATTTGGGAATTGTATAAAAAGTATCACCGAGTAGGAACGAATTTCCACGAGTTTGGAGTGGCTTTGAAAGACATTATCGACAATGCCCCGACTGTTGCCCGAACCGAAAGACCCTTTGTAATGATTGATGGGAAAGCAATCTATATTACTCAGGGACATATTGATGCGATGGTCGAATATGAAAAACAGGAGCAAATCAAGGAAGTTGTTGAAAGATTTATAAAATCTTTTGAGGAGGAGGAAGACAATGACAATATATAAACCGAATTTCTGCGATTTATGAATGAGAAGGAGGAAGCAAGTTGATACTAAATGAGACACATTTAATGCTACACTGATAGCGTCTAATAGTGTATAACATCTTTAGACCTCCAAGCATAAGCCTGCACATCAGTGCGGGCTTTATTCATTGGAGGAGGCTGACATGAGATCGATACCGGAACAGTTCTACAAGACAAAGACCTGGCAAGCCTGTCGTGATAACTACATGCGGTACTGCGGAGGTTTGTGTGAACGATGTAAGGCAGAAGGCAAGATTGTCCCTGCCGAGATCGTTCATCACAAGGAACATCTGAGTCTCCAGAACTTCCAAGATCCTTCTGTGGCATATAACTTCGATAACCTCGAAGCTCTGTGTCAGGAATGTCATAATGCGGAACACTTTCAGACAAGAGTTGAACGCAGATGGAAGATAAGCAACTCGGGTTGCATAAGCATCAACCCGGACGAATCCCCGAACTGCCCCCCTGGTCATCGAAGTCGAAGATGACCTTGGGAGAA